CCAGAACCATTCGCGGCTATCAGGCTCAACCTTGCGCGCGAGCGCGTTGCGGACGTCCATAATGGCGTCTATGAGTGGCGGCGGCATATTGGGCGCGGAAGCCATTTGCGCGTCTAGCTTATCGACAAGGCCCATCTTTGCCTCAAGATGCCGCTTAAAGGCCTCTAGTGCGGGAATGGGTATGGTCATCGACCCAACCCCGCCAGTTTCATAATCGAGTCTGCTACGTCCACGTTGGGGCACGGCCACCAGCAGTTTTCCTTAAATAATTCAATGTGCACGGGCCTTCCCGTTGCGCGGCGTTCGTCGCTGTAACGATACCGGCGCCATGAACCCGCGTCGGCCCGCCATAATTCGATTTCGGTCCAGCCGGTCATTTTTGTTTTCCCAAGATATATTCATGGGCCAAGGTGACGGCGCCTCGGATTGAAACGCCGCTTCGATACCATTCGGAGAGTTTGCTATGCGGGACATCGCCATAGTGCAAACCGGCAGTTGTCCCGACGACATCGCACCATGAATCGTAATCATTGAAGGCGCGAGTTTGCGCTTCCGGCCCGCTCATTTTTCTTTCTCCAGAAGGTGATCAACCACTAGCGAAATGGCCTCTTCGGCGGAGAGCCCGCTGACATACCAATTCGCCAGCTTGCTCGGAGACACCTTTGCGTAAGGAAGGTCGGCCAGCGCCCGAAGGCGCTCCTGCCAAGAGCGGTAGTCTTCAAGGTCTTGCGGATCGGCCATTACGCCTCCTCGGTGTGAGCGGCCAGCCAGTAGGCGGTGCGAACGCCAACTTCGACCTGGACCATCGCCTTGCCCGTGCGGGTGTTGGTGTAACGCTCGACCACGATGCCCAGCGAGCCGGTCTTCGTGTTGCGGGTCCATTCGATCTGGCGGGTCATTGGCGTTTTCCTCGGCTGTTGAGGTAAACTAGCACAACCATCGAGGCCGTCAACTAGTTCATATCATTTCCTACCCCAAAAGCCCGGCCACCTCTCGGCTCGGTCGGGTATGCCGATCCCTTGAGGGCTATCAGTGCGACCTCGCGAGTGGGGTCCGAGGAACGATCCATCATTCCCACCCGGCGCTCAGGCCGAAATGTGGGGTGAATGTGTATTTTTTGCCGCTCTTGGGGTTCCAAAGGCGATAGTCGTCTGGGCGATGGTCTCCGGGTGTCGGAATGCACTCGACCACTTCGAGTGTGAGGAAACCGACCTTAACGGAGGCGCCGGGGGTCCAATCTTGCTTGCTGCGGGTGATCATCTGCTGTCTCCCTAGTTAGGCGGTGAGTTCGGCGAGGATTTCGGCGGCGGTCATTTCGCCCAGCCCGTCCTCGACATTCCACTGGCGGATTTGCTCCATGCAAGCGGCGCGGTGCGCGACGTATTTGCGGCGGGTCGCGCCCTTCGTCATGGCCATGCCCAGGTCACAAATGTTGAGATCGGCGGCGATGGCTTGCTCGGCGTCGTGGCGGGTCATTGCTAGTTCTCCTCGGCTGTTGATGTAACCTAGCATAACCGGCGAGGGTGTCAACTAGGTCACGCCAATTATTTGCGATTAGGCGGCCCGTCTGCGAAGCGCGTCGGTCCAGTCCTGAACCCAATCGGCGGCCTCGTCGCGGGTCTTAAACAGGGTCGGGCAACCGTGACCCCGGAAGTCAACGGACCACTTGCTGCCGAGCTTCCTGACGACGGCATAAAGGCCGAAGTGGCTGACATGGTTCTGAAGGTCACGAATGTCGGCGTCGGACATTTTCTCTCTCCCTATTGATTGATTAGGCGGTGATCAGGGGAGGGGCAAAACAACGCGCGGGTGGGGGGTCACGCCCCTTCCTGCTTCACTCCGGGCTTCACCGGGCGTTTGCCTCTCTCCTAATCGCCGCCCTTGGTTAGCGGCGCGTGGTCGAGTTCTTCCATTGCTGCTCATCGGCGGCGGCTTCCCAAGCAGCTTGGCGCTTGGCCTGATGAGAGACCGAAGGATCGGCCCACATGCGGCGGCTGCGGGACATGGAGTCGTCAGCGGCGGCACGCATCTCGTCAGAAGTCATTTCAGGGCGGGTCATGTGCTTGGCTCCGTGTTGATAACGTAAACTAGACGACGTTCGCGACCCTGTCAACAGGTTGACGAAACTATTTTCACCCCACGCTCCCCCTTGATCCCAGCCCAAAATCAAGACACTATCCGCTATCCCCACTGACGTCTGAGCTACGGCGATAAGCGCAGGAAGGGGGCGTAAATCAAAGCGGGGTTTGAATGACTTGGCGTCTGCTTTACGTCCGGCCTCAGTCAGAAACCCGCTATCACGCAAGCCTCGCCGAGCGAGGCCTGTCCTGCTTCGTCCCGAAAGAGACGATATGGCGCGGCATCGGCATCCGTAGGGCACCCGCCGATAAGCCCCTGCTTCCAGGCTATGTGTTTGCCGATCTGACTGACGCAGAGCTAGCGGAAGCGGCTCACCTGCCGGACGTGCTCTACATCATTCGATCTGGTAATCAGGCCGCCACTATTCCTGACGCGTTCATCAATCGCCTCATGGAATCCGAACGCTGCGGAGAGTTTGACCGCACCAGGAAAGAACGCCAGCGGGCCAAGCGATACGGAAAGCCCCTTAAACCCGGGGAGCGGTTCGAAGTCCTGTCCGGCATGTGGGCGGGCCATGTAGGCGAGATCGCGCGAGCGGTCGGAGACAAGCGGGCGGAGATCATCCTGTCGCTGTTCGGCCATGCCAACCCGGTTGTGATGGACTTCGCCAACATGCGCGCGGTTGACGATGAGCGGGAATCTGTTGCGGCCTAAATCTACCCGTTGCGTTTTTCGCGAACATCGGCACAATATCGCGGACTAGGGGTCGGGCAAAAGCGCCCTTTCGTATAATCGGCTCCAGCGGAGCGGCCCCCAAAGCCTCGCCTAGCCCCAAGGGCCTAGCGATGGCGGCTGCGTAGCCTGTTCCATAACAATCAACGGGTCACCTTCTGACAATGGAAGGTGTGCTTATCGCTAAGGGGAGACAGTCAATGAGCGACGTAGCTCCCAAGAAGAAGCGTCGCGCGTCCAGGTTCGACGCTGATCGTTCTCGCATCATGCGGGAAGTGTGTGAGCGTTTGTCCAAGGGCGAGCCGCTGACGCACATTTGCCGAGCCGATGATTTTCCCTGTGATGATACGATTAGGGATTGGGCGGAAGAGGACGCCGCTTTCGGTCGGGACATCGCGCGCGCGCGAGAAGCCGGATTCGACGCAATTGCACTCGATTGCCTGCACATTGCGGACGACAACGGCAAAGACACGCGGATCATTGAGGGCGAAAGCGGCCCGCGAGAGGCCCCTGATCACGAATGGATCAGCCGGGCCAAGCTGCGGGTTGATACGCGCTTGAAGCTCCTCGCCAAGTGGGACCCAAAACGCTACGGCGACAAGGTTGCACTGACCGGCGGCGGTGAAGGTGACGCGCCGATCAAGCATGTGTTCTCGTGGCAGAACGAAGAGTAGTGATCCCTTACGCCCCGCGTGAGGCGTTCAAGCCGTTCCACTATCGAACTGAACGGTTCGCCTGCATTGTCGCGCACCGAAGGGCTGGCAAGACGGTTGCGGCGGTTAACGAGCTGATCAAGGCGGCGTTGGGCTGTGAGCGACCAAACCCGCGCTTCGCCTACGTTGCGCCGTGGTTCGCTCAGGCCAAAGACGTGGCATGGAACTACCTGAAGCACTACACGGCAGTCATCCCGGGCGTTGAAACGAACGAGAGTGAATTGCGGGTTGATCTGCCGAACGGCGGACGCATCCGGCTCTATGGCGCCGACAACTATGACCGGCTTCGCGGTATCTATCTTGATGGCGTGGTTCTCGATGAGTTCGCCGACATGGACCCGCACGCATGGTCTGAGGTTATCCGCCCTGCCCTCGCTGATCGTCAGGGCTGGGCCGCGTTCATCGGGACACCGAAGGGCAAGAACGCGTTCTTTGATCTGTATGACGCTTCGATAAACGATGACCGCTGGTTCTCGCTACGCCTGAAGGCGTCCGAGACCGGCATCGTTCCTCCCGCCGAGCTTGCCGACCTTCGGCTGGAAATGAGCGCAAACGAGTATGAGCGCGAAATGGAAGCGAGCTTTGAGGCGGCTATTGAGGGCGCTTACTACGCCGAATCCCTGAGGGCCGCTGCCGATGGTCGCATCGTGCGTCTCGTCGGTGATCCGCTGATGACCTACCGCGCCGTGTGGGACATCGGCGGGACCGGCGCGAAGGCGGACGCAACGGCCATTTGGATCGTCCAGTACGTCGGGCGTGAGATATGGGTTCTGGACTACTACGAAAGCCAAGGCCAACCGCTCGCGACGGACGTTAGCTGGTTGCGGGCCAACGGTTACGAGAACGCCCTGTGCATCTTGCCGCATGACGGATCGACGAATGACCGGGTGTTTGATGCGTCCTATGAAAGCGCGCTCAAGAAGGCCGGATTCAAGGTCACGGTTGTCCCAAACCAAGGTGCTGGCGCGGCAATGATGCGGGTTGAAGCTGCCCGGCGCTTGTTCCCCCGCATCTGGTTTGACGAACAAAAGACCAGGGCTGGCCGCTCTGCCTTGGCTGCGTACCACGAAAAGCGGGACGCCAAGCGCAACATTGGCCTTGGCCCCGCCCACGACTGGGCATCACACGCCGCCGACGCGTTCGGCTTGGCTTGTGTGGCCTACCAAGAGCCCGGAAAGCGCATCACGGCCCCGCAGGAGGCCCGCCAGCGCAACTACGGGTCAACGCCGACTAGCTGGATGGGTGCATGAGCGATCCGAACACCGCCGTTCCCAAAGGCAAGGACGAGCGACTTGCCACGATGAGGGGTCGCCTGACGATGGCGATGGCGGCTTATTCTGATAGCCGTAATGACGAGCTGGACGACCTGCGCTTTCTGGCAGGATCACCGGACAACCAATGGCAATGGCCGGCGGCTGTGCTGGCGACGCGTGCGAGTGATGGGGGCCAACCGGCTCGCCCGACGATTACGATCAACAAACTCCCGCAGCACGTCCACCAGGTCACGAACGACCAGCGCCAGAACCGCCCGGCGGGCAAGGTCATTCCTGCCGACGACAGCGCCAACGCCAAGGTTGCTGAAGTGCTTCAGGGGATGGTTCGCCACATCGAGTACATCAGCGATGCTGACGTCGCCTATGACACCGCTTGTGACAATCAGGTCGCTTACGGTGAGGGCTATGTTCGCCTCCTGACCAAGTACACCCGGCCCGACAGTTTCGAGCAGGACATCTATATCGGGCGCGTGCGTAATTCGTTCGGCGTCTACATGGACCCGACCATCCAGGACCCATGCGGGTCGGATGCCGAATGGTGCTTCATCATGTGCGACATGACGAAGGAGGAATACGAGCGCCAGTATCCTGACGCGATGCCGGTGAGCGCGATACTGGACGAGGGTGTGGGTGACGCCTCAACCAGTGAGTGGCTGGACGCGGAAACGGTTCGCATCGCGGAGTATTTCTATTTCGAGCACAAGGATGCGACGCTAAACCTGTACGCGGGCGGCGAAACGGCGTTCAGCGATAGCCCTGAGAATGATCAGCTCAAGGCGGTCTACGGAGAACCGGTTAAAACCCGCAAGGCTGACCGCAAAAAAGTCAAGTGGATCAAAACCAACGGCTACGAGGTTCTCGAAGAGCAGGACTGGGCAGGGAAATACATCCCCGTCGTCCGCGTGATCGGCAATGAATACGAGGTCGACGGGCAGCTTTACATCTCCGGCCTTGTCCGCAACGCCAAAGACGCTCAGCGGATGTATAACTACTGGGTCAGTCAGGAAGCTGAGATGCTGGCCCTGGCGCCGAAGGCTCCATTTATTGGGGCTGGCGGGCAGTTCGAGGGCTATGAGAACCAGTGGAAGACGGCAAACTCGGTAAACTGGCCGTATCTGGAGTATAACCCCGACGTTTCCGATGGCATGGGGGGGCGTGTTCCTCCTCCGCAGCGCGCCATTCCGCCGATGCCTCAATCGGGCATTTTGCAAGCCAAGCTCGGCGCCGGGGACGACATCAAAAGCGCCACGGGTCAGTATGATTCCAGCCTGGGGGCTGCTGGTAATGAGACCAGCGGCAAGGCGATCATTGCCCGCGAACGTCAAGGCGACGTCGGGACGTTCCATTACTCCGACAATCTGGGGCGGGCTGTGCGCTATGTTACGCGCCAGATCATCGACCTCATCCCGCACATCTATGACACGCAGCGGGTAGCGCGGATCATCGGATACGACGGCAAGGTCGGCAAGGCGAAGATTGACCCGAACCAGCAAGAGCCGTTGCGCGAGGTCCGCGACGACAAGGGCGCTCTGATCGAGGAAATCTACAACCCGGGCGTCGGAACATATGACGTGATGGTCACGTCAGGTCCCGGGTACATGACCAAGCGTCAGGAAATGCTCGACGCCATGACGCACATTCTGCAGGCCAAACCGGACCTGTGGAACGTGGCCGGTGACTTGTTCTTCAAGGAGATGGATTTCGAGGGCGCCCAAGAGCTTTCGGATCGCATGAAGGCGGTTATTGACCCTCGTGTGTTGAAGGCTGATGAAAGCCCCGGCTTGCAGGCTGCGCAGAAGCAAATCCAGGAGATGACGCAGATTTTGCAGGTGGCGACCAACGAAATTCAGCAGCTTGAAGACGGCCAGAAGGCCAAGGAGCTGGAGATCAAGGAATACGAGGCTGAGACGCATCGGATGGCCGTCCTGATCAAACAGACGCCTCCTGCGGAGCTTCAAGGCGTAATCCTCCAGACGATCCACGAAATGATGACCAACGGCGAACTTCCGATACCGCCCGCTGGCGGTCATGACGCGCCGATGAGTGGCCCCCAGATGCAACAGCCCATGCCGGAGGCGGAGCCCCCGGAACCTATGGCACACGAAATGAGTGAACAGGGCGGCGAGCTTGATGCAATGCCGCAACTTCAGCCCCCACAAATGCCGGAGCCCATGTAGATGGAACTTCTCAACCCGCTCGCGGATGCCACTTTTCCGGCCCGCACGGCGACCTATACCGGAACGGCGGGATCAACAACCGCATGGCCGCAGGGCCCGCAGGGCGTCGTCGTTTGGTGCGACAGCGCCGCTTATGTCGTGGTTGGCGACTCTGTGACGGCTACGACCGCCAATGCCACGCCGATTCCCGCCAATACGCCGATTGCGTTCACTGTCCCGACCAGCATCAATGACACGGGCTCGCCTTGGCGGGTTAGCGCCATTCAGGTGGCGACGGGCGGCACTCTCTATGCAAAGCCGATCAACTCCCGATGAGCAATTGGCCGATTCTTCCCAACGGCCTGTTGGTCGGCCTTCGCTCGATCACGGGGTTTGGGACGGGTGCAAACAACACGTCGCCGGTTGCAAGGCCGCTTCAGACGCGCGCGACGTTGCCGCTGAATGACCGGGCCGGTTCTCAACTCTTTACGCGGGTGATCTGATGGCTGATATTTTCGGGTTTACCGACACATGGGATGCGGTCGGAACGACGTACACGGGCATCGGTCTGACCGTCACCGATACCGCAAGCGCATCCGGTTCGAAACTGATCGAGGCGACCGCCAGCAGCGGCGGGTCCTTCATTGTGGACAAGAACGCTACGGTTCGCATTTCCAACGCCGCCGGCACGGTTCGCCAGGTGGAGTATCGAACGTCCGGCTCCCTGCGCCTTACGATGGGCATCAACGCCGTAGCGGAATCCGGGGCAAATGCCGGTTCAAACGGTGAAATGAGCGGCTACGCGGACGATGGCACTACGCTTATATGGACGAATACATTTCTGCGGTCCAACGGGTGTGTTGGTCTCGGCACGGCGACACCGCTTGCGCGCTTTCATTCGATAGCGCCCAACACCTACCCCGCCGCTGCGTTTACTGGAGACAACTCGGGGCGCGTTGTCCGGTTTTACGGTCAGGACTTCGCTTCGGGCACAACGGGCGCTGCGCTTAGTGGAAACTTTTCTGCGGGCTCGGGAAACGCGGACTTCGTGTTCACGATGTTCGGGAGCGGAACATCTCTTAACCAGGGGCGCATCGTACTAGCGGCGCAGACCTACCTTGTGACCACGCCCCAGACCGTTTCCACCCTCCTTGCCGCTGCTACTGCCGGGGCTGGCGCGCGTTCATTTGTGACCGACGCCACCGTTGCGCTGACCGCTGGAATCGGAACGATTGTTGCTGGTGGCGGGGCAAACGGCGTTCCCGTGGTCTGCGATGGAACAGATTGGCGGATCGGCTGACATGACCGCCTATCTCGCACCCGTCCCCAAATACCAGTTCTTTGACGCCAACGGCGCCCCGCTGGTGGGCGGGAAGCTGTACACCTATGCAGCGGGTACGACCACGCCACTTGCGACGTACACCGATTACGGCGGCCAGACGGCGAACACCAATCCGATCATTCTTGACGCTCGGGGAGAGGCGTCGGTCTGGTTGGGTGGCAGCTCGTACTTTATGGAACTGAAAACGGCGGCCAATGCGCTGATCTGGTCCGTTGATAACGTTTCCGCCGCGACGGCTGCGACATTGGTTTTTGTCCCCGGAGGAACTGGCGGGGCATCACAGACCGTCCAGCAACGGCTTGCACAGTCGATCTTCCTCACCGACTATATCAACCCGGCGACGTACAGCCCGGGCGTAACGGTAGTCAACACGGCGTTCACAAACGCTTACGCTGAATGCGCGGCTACCGGGAAAGACCTCTATATCCCCGGGTCAACGACCTTCTACAAGATCACCGATGAAATCACGGTCCCGGCTGGTGTTCGCACCTGGGGGCCTGGAGTTACCAAGCAGTTTACCGGCGAAAAAAACGCTTTCATCGCATCGGACAACTGCACTTTTGACGGGCTCGGCATTCAGGGTCCGTCCATACAGGCAGACCCGGCCGCTTTTACCAAATGCAACGGAATTTACGCCTCGGGCGCTGACAATGTGACGGTGCAAAACTGCCGAATTTGGGGGTGGCAATCGTGCGGGATACAGTTTCGGGAATCGTATAACGCGATTGTCACGGGGAACTTCATTTACGCAAACTACTACTCCTATCCGACCGGTATCGGGGCGTCGTCGGACATTGCGTTTTACTCCGCAGTTGGCGGAGGCAGGGCCACCATTGCGAACAACCTGTGTTTTTCGAACAATTCCCAAGGGATTGGCGTCAATATTCAGGGTTACGAAACCGACATTGCAATCACGGGGAACGTCTGCGTTACGTTGACAAACAGCCTTTCCGGGCTTGTTGATCCGGCAGACATGAACCGCCGACACGGCATTTTGTCGAACTATACGGCTGGCGGCGGGCGCGTCAGCGTCACCGGCAACATCTGCGTCAACACTCTGGTTACCGGCATCTATTCGGCTGGAGCTGACGGAATCCGGGCGCTGGTCATCACATCAAATGTGTGCGCCTACAACGGATATACGACCACGACAGATTCAACGCTGTGTGGCGGCGTTTCCATGAACGGAGGCGCCAGGAATACGCTCATCGCTGACAACATGATCTACAATTTCCAGGGGTCCCCGACGACGTATGTCGGCGGCATCATGTTCAACGGAGCAAGTGGGTCTGATAATCGTCCGCAGATCATCAACAATGTGGTTGATACGTCTACGGCCAACGGCATCGTTTTGAAGGGATACGTCAATGCAGCCGTCGTGCGTGGAAACCGCATCTACGCAAGCGCATTGAATGATGTTCAGGTGATCGCCATCGTCGGAGGAACCGGCGGCGTAATCATTAAAGATAACGACATTACAAGAACAAACGCCAGTCACGAGTCCATATATCTTGAGACGTCTGTGTTTACGTCGGCGAAGCGCAATAGCGTTTGTGGAAATCGCCTTGAAGGGTTTGATAACACCACGAGCGCGACGACCAACACGGCAATCAAGATTGGCGGTGCTGTAGCCTACACGGTGCGAGACAATGAAATCTCCACCTACCGATACGGATTTTACGCCTCGACCACGGTATCGGGGCGTCAACTGTCAAACTACCAGATTGACTTCAACAACTTCTACAATCTGGATACGGGCATCCTTGTTCCCGGCAGCGCCGCGACCGCGCTGGTTCCGGTAGAGGGGAATGTGTTCGATACGGTGACGATCCCGATTGCCGAGGTCAGCTTCGCTTGCGTCGTCAACGCCGTTCGGCAGGGCCTGACGTTGATTCTGGTCGGCCGAACGGCGGGCCATGCCAATAACGGCGAGATTTACATCGGCGCGGGCCCAACCTGCACTTACGGCACGTTGGCGCAAGGCGACTGGATCAGAAACACTGCCGCCGCTGCTGGCGGAACCCCGGGTTGGGTCTGCACGACAGCGGGCGCTCCCGGCGCGTCTGTAATCAAGGCCATGCCAAATCTGGTTTAGGCCGACATCCCTACTGGTGGGGTTCACCAGGCATCCTCACGGATACCCTAAATGCTAGAAGCACCGGACGCCCAGAGCGTCACAGCGGACCCGTCCGCGCCGGAACCTGTAGTCACGGCGGCTACTGATCTTCCTGAGTCCCCCCAAACGCCGGAAGCGCCTACCGAAGAAGCCCCGCCCAAGACCTTCACGCAGGAGGAACTGGACGCCGCCATCGGCAAGCGTCTCGCGAAAGAACAACGCAAGTGGCAGCGCGAAAATCAGCCCGTCCCCCCGCCCCAGCCTGCCGATCCATATGCGGACCCCGACCTTGAAGCAGAGGTCGAACTACGGGTCAGCGAGCGGATCGCCCAGCGTGAAGCGCAGGAGGAAGCCCGGCGGATTATGGACGCTTACATGGATCGAGCCGATGAGGCCCGCGAGAAATACGACGATTTCGATACCGTCGTGAATGATCGCGTCCCCATCTCCGAAATCATGGCCGATGCGATCAGAACGTCCGAAATCGGGCCGGAGATCGCTTATCACCTCGGTCAAAATGTCACTGAAGCGCGCCGGATTTCGCGTCTTTCCCCGATCCTGCAAGCCAAGGAAATCGGGCGTCTTGAAGCCAAACTAGCCGACGCTCCCCCCGTGGCTCGCAAGCCCTCATCGGCCCCCGCGCCTATCACTCCCGTCGCCTCTCGGGGCACGGCGCCTTCGTTCGATACCAATGACCCCCGCGCCATCAATTCGATGACGGCGGAACAATGGATCGAGGCGGATCGCCAACGGCAGATGAAAAAGCTCAAGGGGTCATAATCCACACCTGAATCCTTGAAAGGATTGGTAAATTGGCTAACTCCCTTCTGACTATCGACATGATCACGCGCAAGTCGCTCGCGATCCTCGAAAACGAACTGGAGCTGACCCGCAACGTCAATCGTCAATATGACGACAGCTTTGCGGTTACCGGCGCCAAGATCGGCTCGACCCTCCGTATCCGCCTGCCCGACCGGGCTCTGGTGACGGACGGCGCCGCCCTGCAAGTTCAGGACGACAACGAGCAGTACACGACCCTTACCGTCGGCTCGCAGAAGCACATCGGCGTTTCGTTCACGACCGCCGAAATGGCTATGAGCCTGGATGACTTCGGTGATCGCGTGCTCAAGCCCCGCATCTCGCAGCTCGCCGCCTCTATAGACGCGGACGTCGCCAACGCGTTCAAGGACATTTACCAGTCCGTGGGCACGCCCGGCACGACCCCGGCGACGTCTCAGGTTCTGCTGCAAGGCCAGCAAAAGCTGAATGAAGCCGCTGCCGAGAAAACGCCGCGCTATGCGACCGTAAACCCCGCCGCCAACGCGGGTCTGGTGGAAGGGCTGAAGGGCCTGTTTTCGCCTTCGGACGTGATCAGCCGCCAGTTCAAGTCTGGCCTGATTTCGACCGACGTTCTCGGTTATTCAGAGATCGGTATGTCGCAGTCGATCAAGACCTTCACCACCGGCACGCGCACGGGCTCCCACACCGTCACCTCGACGGTTTCGACGCAGGGCTCGACCACGCTTGCCATCACCGGCACCGGCTCCCAGACCATCCTGAGGGGCGACGTGTTCACGGTGGCCGGCGTGTATGCGGTTAACCCGCAGACGCGTGAATCGACCGGCTCGCTGCAACAGTTCGTGGCGACGGCCGATGCGACGGCTTCCGGCGGGGCTTACACGGTCTCGGTCAGCCCGGCGATGTACACCGCGAGCAATGCGCTGGCGACCATCGACGCGTTCCCCGTGGCCTCCGCCGTGGTGACCTTCATGGGCTCGGCTTCGATGGTCTACCCGCAGAACCTGATCTACCACAAGAACGCCATTACCTTCGCGACGGCTGACCTGCTCCTGCCCCAAGGCGTGGACATGGCGAGCCGCCAGCAAGCGAACGGCATCAGCCTGCGGATCGTGCGTCAGTACGACATCAACAACGACCGGATGCCGTGCCGGATTGACGTTCTGTACGGCTACTCGACCATTCGTCCCCAGCAAGCCGTCCGGCTCTGGGGCTAACCGCCAGAAAGAAGGAACATCCTCACGCCTATCCCCTCCGTTGGCGGCGGCTATCAGTACAACGATGGCAACGTCTCCGAGACGAAGATCAGCGTTCAGGGCGCCCCGGCTGCCCTGACTGCGACCGCTACCGTCACCACGGCCCAACTGCTGACCGGCATCATCGCCGGTTCGCCGGGCGGTTCGGCGGCGGCCTATACGCTTCCGACCGTGGCGCTGCTTGAAGCCA